CTACGTTGCGCACCAACTCTTCTGCTATACCCGCAATCACTGGCCCCACGAGAGATCTCTTCACGCGGCTTCCAAGCAACTTTGCAGGCTCCGATAGAACGGGAATCCTTTGCTTTTTTCGCAGATGCTTCACCAGCAGAATTTCGAGAAGAGGCAAAAATCCAACGCGAAGACTGGCGTTCCGCGCACCGCTAGGAGCACTTGGTGCAGTAATAGGTTTAGATATCGATAGGGGTCTGTTGCTCGTCCACAGGTCACGCGTCAGAACGGTAAATTCTCGGAGTCGACCTCTCGATGGAGATCGGACGCCCCCCCTTTTGCTACTTTCCGGTCTTAGCCAGCAATCGAGTAATGTGGTCGAAGGCTGCTAGCTTGGCTTGATCGATAGTCGGAAAATTCCGGCGTGCGTGCTCGACGCTTGAGCCATCCAATGCGGCGATCGTTGCACCGTACCCGCTGCCGCGTCCATAGACTGTGATGCGGAAGCCATCAGCCTTGATGGTCGGGTTCCCCTTCACGGACATCTTCCAGATGCGACCGAGCCAACGTGCACGCTTGCTTGTGCGGCTGCGCATCGATGCTTCGCGGTCTCTTGCTGCAGCCAAACTTCCTTCCATGTGGCCCGAGCAGACGCAGCCAACGGCCAAGGAGTCTGGATAGTCAGGATGCTCCATGTGATGGACATAGCGAATAGTTTGTGACTCGCACATTTCGCACTCTGCCTGGGGTTCGCCAAGGTCTTCAATATCGACGCAGACCCATCCCTTATGCGGTACGCCGACCATCGACCACTTCCCCCGACGATGGGCGACGAGTTCCTCTTCGCTAGGCATCGCTCCCCTCCTTCTGACAATGGACAGTCTTCCCCCTAAGCGTCTACCGCCGGCTTCAGCTCCTGCAGTAGGGTCAGCTTTGCAATGTCTCGGGCGATGATGGTCCGTGCGCAGTCCGCGCAGTAGTGATCCCAACTTCGGCCATTGCGCACTTTCAAGCGGACATCACCCATGGCGATACGATGCCGGCTGTTGGCTTGGCAGTTGTGCGACTTACCCGCGGTATCGACGCCCACTTGGCAAATCAAAGATTTAATCGCCACCGAAGACCTCCCTCTCTGCTTGTGCAACAAGCCGCGTGAAACTTGCCTCAATCTGGTCAAGCTGAGGGCGGGTGAATTCGTGCCGTTGCCGACCAGTCTGTCCCACGGAAGCGTTGACCACACGGTCAATCGCAGACTTCAGAACGATGAGATTAGTTCGACCAAGTCGCTGCAGATCTAGGCCATGGCCCTCGGCGCTGACGCCGCGTCTACTGAGAATCCTGGCCGCTTCTGTCCGTATCCGCATGTCAAGGCCACCGCGCATGGCTTGGCGTTGTGCAACCCTGGTTACAGGCACCGGCTGAAGAACTTCGCGGGCAGGGTCGAAGTCTCCAGAGATGAGACCCCGCTCCTGCAGGAGTCGAATAGCCGCCGCTGAATCCTCTTCAAGCAAATGAATTTCCTCCAGCTGCACCTCTGTCTGCGCGCGGACCTCCACTTCGTCGGCTGAACGATCGACCGGCGTGACCTCACGTTCGCCTTCAGGCTCTCCGGGGTCCAATCCTTCCAATGGCAGCAACTGGTCAAAGTAAGCTTGGTCGGCTTCGCTGTACTGCTGGAAATCTCCCCACTGCCTAGCAATGTTGGCACCTGCGTGAAAGACGACCACCCCTTGATTCAATACGTTGCCGGGGGCGTTCTGAACGATCACCCGCATGATGCGCCCCACGAACTGCACGAACGGTGATAGGTTGGCGAAGATGCTAAAGACCGCCGCTACTGCGAGGTAAGGGTGATCGAAGCCCTCACCAAGCTTTCGAACTTGCACGATGACATCGAGCTGGTGGGATTCCAGCTGCTGCATGACACGCTGGTTAGCAGCGCCGTCTTCGCGTGAATGCACGTATCCGGCACGGCGGCCGCGGGACGCATATGCTTGGACAATTTGACGGCAATGCTCAAAGTTAAGAGCTGACGCGATGATCTTCAGGCGACTTTCGCCTGACTCCGTGCGTAGGCGGTCCAGCTCGCGAATCGACGCATCCACGATGGTGTTGAGCGTCTCGGTCGAGGTCACGATGCTGCGGCGAAAATCCGCATCTTCTTCCCCGAGGCGCCGCACTTCGGCGAGGCTCACTTCGATCTCAGCGGTGCCGTCACGGCGCACGTAGCGCAGCGTGCGCGGGTTTAGCTGTACGGCCTTCAACCGCTTGACATATCCCTCTTGGATCGCCCGGAAGATCGGATACGAGTAGAGGACTCGGCCTGCCATGATTTGGCCGTCGGCCCGCATCGGCGTTGCGCTGAAGTTAACGATCTTGGCGTCGGGAAAACGCGCCTTCAGCGCTGCCCAACTCTCTGCCACGCTGTGGTGGCCTTCGTCGAACAGGATCAGGTCGAAATAGTTGTTGGGCAACGTCTGCAGCCACCGGTTCTGGTCGCCTTGCAACTGCTGAATGTTGGTGATGACTACCTGAGCGTCGTCCAGATCGCCCCGATTCGCGGTGGTGCCGCGGATTTCGACGGGCTCGGGATAGGGGCCGCCGGCTAGCACCTGGCACTTCTGATAGAACATGCTCGCGTTGCTAGGGTTAAAGTCTGCAGCCAGCTGCGCCGCGATCGCCACCCCGGGCGCGACGACCAAAGTACGCGTTGATCGGAAGGCGAAAGGGGCCAAGGTGATAGTGCCGGACTTCCCACATCCGACAGGCAGCACTATGCCTACCTCTCTTTCCGTGTCTTCCGGATTGCTCGCATAGTCAACCAGCGCTTGATAGGCCTCACGCTGCGGAGTACGGATGTTGCGGTTGCTGCCGATGTTCGGCTGCCGAGTCTGGAATGGACTAGTCATTTGGCTCTCGTGTAGGTTACGGGGCTGACTTCGAACACCAAGGTAGCACATAGTTACCTTTTATCAACCTAGGGAAAGACAGCGGGGCGAGCGAAACCGCTGTGACCTCATTGCGAAGCGCTTCCGGGCCTAGGGCACCGCGGTCGCGGTGCAATACGCCACTAGCCCACGCAAAACTCGTAAAAACCGGCACCAATGCCGCCATGTGAAAGTTTGCACCACGTCAGCACCGGTGCGGCACGGCCAGCTAACGACCGGGTCGTAAAACCAACTACCCGAAGCGAGCGGGCTCGGTGGGGGCTAGACCGCGCGCCAGGGGGCACGGGCGGCCCACCGCCCGGGGCAGCCGGTCGATATGGGTGGGAGGGGCGTGCCAGGGCGCTAGGCAGGCCGTAGCGGCCCGAAACTGCACTCGGCAGGGGCAAGGAGGCATCAGACGGGAAAAGGGCTCTATACGCGGCTTCGGCTGCTCGGCGCCGCCCATTGCTAACCGAGGGACGACGTCGGCCCTATCGATCGAGCCGCGACTCGTGCACGTCGGTGAGGCAGAATTCACCGAATACCGAGAAGGGGGCGACATGAACAAAGAAGAGGCACTACTGTCCTTTGCCGACTTATTGGAAGTCGCCAGCGTCTGTGCGCCGGAAAGGAGCTACGAAATGCAGACGGAACTCGTCGAACGATGCCGTTCAACGCGCCGTGCATTTGTCGCAAAGATGCCCCTTCGTAACCTTTTTCGCTGCGATATCTGCGGCCTTCAAGCTGGCGAGGTGCTCATGCACTTCGAAGACCCAAAGCAGCCGCTTCAGACTGAGGTAAATAGTTCCATCTGGGAAACGCCGGTCGGGCACTATGTGGATATGGACAAGTCTGAGCTGCACCGCATGCTTGTGCACGACGCAGACCTCTCGCCAGCGTTCCAGGCTCTTCTCCAACAGGCAAGGCCCCGACCTCTTGCGTTCAGGCGCCCACGCCGGGATGTCATCGCCGTGCGCCTAGATGCGATGAGGCCTCAGGCCGCCGTATTGCTACCCGCCTGGTCGACGAAGCGCACCAGCTCCTCCCCTGCCCACTCGTTGAGTTCGCGAAAGCGCTGCATCAGAGGCCGAATCTCGTTGTCGATGAACACCCCCAGCGCGTCCGGCGCATTGCCGAACCCGCCGGCGTTGGTCGGCACGATGCCCAGCAAGCCCGGCGGCACGCGGTGGGCGGCGAGCACGTCGTCCTTGCTCACATTCTTGATAGCCGCGAAGTCGTCCTTTGCTGCCACCTCGCTGACCGGAATCAGCTTCAAGCCATCGGACTTGCCTCCAGGCGCATGCAGGAACAGATTCCGGAAGTTGCCCGGCCCCTTCGCTCCCTTCAGCGCCTCACGCAACGCATCCGCATCGGTGGTGCTGACCTGGGCATCCGACAGGTACAGGATGAAGCCCGCGTGCGAGCCGTTCGCGTAGTACTTGCGCCGGAACATCGTGGCCGACTCGTTGAGCCAGGCCGACTGCAGCGCACTGATGTACTCGGGCAGGCCATAGACCTCCTGATTGACGTCGTCCTCGCGAAGATGGAAGACCGAGTCGGCGGGGAACTCATGCTCCTGATGCCAGCCCCGGACAAAGAAGTAGCAGCCCGCCTCTTCCCCGCGCCGGGTGAATTTGGCCAGCGCGTGCTGCAGCGGCAGCGGCCGACCGGTGACGGCGCGCGGCTGCTCGACGTAGGCATTGCCGAACACCAGAAAATCCAGCGCCATCGCGCCGAACGTCGCGCTCGACAGCCGCGGGTGCGGGACGAACATCCCCTTCAGCAGGTTGCGCTTCAGGAAGATCGCGGAGCCATGGTGCGGCGACGCGCGAAATGCGCTGGCCAGCCCTTCCCACGGGAGCGGCGGCTCGTACCAACGGCCGTTGAACATGCTCTCGACATAGTCGAGCAGCTGGATGCGACTCACAGGCTCGGGGTCGCCGAAGCTGAAGGCCGCGACGGCGCCACCGCCCGGCTGCGTCATCAGGTCAGCGCCCGAGGCGCCAGCACTGGCCAGCGGCGCGGCGTGCGTCGATCGGTGGGCGTGGATGCCCTTGCGTTTGCTCATCCAAAAATCTCCATGCGAGAGCTGCCGCCGACAACATCGCCGGCGAGTGTTTCGTTATCGAGCGCGTGCATCGTTGCCCACGCAAGATCCGCGTGCCCCGTCTCTTGCGAGCGGCCCGAGTCGTAGGTCACGTTCCGGCCGCTGGCCGTGAGCACGCGCTTGATGGCCATGAACGACGCCGCGATGTCGGTCCATCCGGCATCGAATTCGAGCCTGCCCTTGTGAATCACCTGCTGCGCCTTTAGCACGAGGCGTTGCTTCACCTCGATGCTGTACTGGTAGCCCTTCACTTGGGGGAAGAACTTCTCGACGATCTGGAAAACGCCCGCGCCAAGACCCGTCTTGTCGATGCCGATATGCACGACGTTGTATTGCTGCGTGACGCGCCGGATCGCCTCGGCTTGGGCCTCGAAGTCCGAGCCCTTGAACTGCTCGCGGTGCAGGATGCGGAACTTGCCGCCGGGCACCCGTGGCGGTGCAACGACAACCAGCGCCGCCGCATCGCCCTTGTCCGAAGGGTCATAGCCGATCCACACAGGGTGATGCGCGTAGGGCCGTAGCCATAGCGGCTTGACGTCGCTCCACGTCTCCCAGCTGTCGACCATGCAGGCCTGCATCTGCGCCAGCGTGAACAGGGAGAGACTGTCATCGATGAATTGGCACATGAAAAGGTTGGCGAACTCGTCGACGCTGTATTCCTCACGCAGCTCGGCGATGTCGAAGAGATCGAAGCCCAGCGCGACCGCGTCTTCCACCGTGACGATGTCGCGCCACTTCCGGTCGAGGCCCAGCGCGCCGCCGCGCAGCGCCCTGTGCGTCGTGTCGATGCGGACATGGTCTTTCTTCGCGCGGCCCTTGTTCCTGTCGTCGCCGGTCCAGAAGCCATAGGCCTCGTGCGACATGGCCGAAGGCGTCGAGAAGTAGGTCTTGCGCCAGTGCTTGTGCGAGGCCATCGCGCTCGCCAGCTTGTTGATCGTGCGAAAGCGCGGAACCCAGAAGAACTCGTCGAAGTAGAAGTCGCCGTGATACGACTGGGCCGTCATCGCGTTCGTGCCGAGGAAGATCAGCTCCGCGCCATTCCACAGCTTGATGTTCTCGCCCTTGAGCTCGACGTCGACCTCCTTCGCGAAATCGACGATGTAGCTGCGGAACTGGTGCGCCTGCGCCTTCGAGGCCGAGAGAAAGAGCTTGTTGCGCCCCTCCTTCGCCGCCGACAGCAGCGCCTCGCGCGAGAAATAGAACGTCGCGCCGATCTGCCGCGACTTGAGGATCGCGCGCAGCCGCTGGTACTGCTGATCGAACCACGTCTGATGGAACGGAAAGTTCGATTCGCGCAGCTTCGCTTCGAGAAGCGCAATCTGGTCCTCGCTGAACTCGTTGCGTTTGGGCCTGCGCTTCGGCGCCGCGTTGCGCGCCGCAATGTTCGGATTCAGGTCGCCTTCGCGCCCGGTCTGCTGGTACTTCTCGACGCGGGCCGTGCGCTCCAGCTGGCGGCCCAACAGGTCGATTTCCTTGTAGTCCCCGCCGGTCTTCTCGGTCTTCAGGATCAGCTGGACGAGCCGCACTTCGAGCGCGCCGTTCACGCGGTCAAGCGGCTGCGCGTCATCCCACTTATCGGCCTCCTTCCAGCCGTAGACCGTCGACGCCGGCACGCCCAGGTGCTCCGCGATCTGCTTGACCTTCCAGCCTGTCCACGCGAGGAACCGCGCCGCCGTGCGGGGTTGCGCCTGCGGCGTCAACGTGGCAATCTGGCCCGTCGCAGTGTTCGCAACGCTGCCGACATCGGCAACAGGTGCCACCACTTTGGCGGTGTTCGAAGCCCGTCCACGCTTGTGCGACGCGGACTTCTTCGCAGCGACAGAAACAGTCCGGCGAGTGCGGCCGGACGCAGCGGATTTCAGGGGCATGCCGCCGAGGTTGCCCGCGCGCGCGAAGCATCGCCACCACGTCCAACAGTGCCCGCCACTGCCACATACGCAGCGGCTTGAGAGCGGACGTACGCGCCGACACCATTGGCTCACCGCATCGCGAACACCACGCGGTCCCCGTTCAACCAGCAGTGAGCCAACCCATGTCCACACCCGCAAAGAAGCCGGTCTCCAAGTTCTTCCGCGTCGCCGTCGAAGGCGCGACCAGCGACGGCCGTGTCATTGACCGCGCGATGCTGGAACAGATCGCCGCCAGCTACGACCCGAACCTCTATGGCGCCCGCGTCAACATCGAGCACATGCGTGGCTACAGCCCGAACAGCGACTTTCGCGCCTATGGCGATGTCACCGCTGTAAAGACGGGCGAGGTCGAGATCGGCGGCGTCAAGAAGCTCGCCCTCTTCGCGCAGATCTCCCCCACCGATGAGCTGGTCGACCTCAACAAGAAGCGCCAGAAGATCTATTCGTCGATGGAAGTCCGGCCGCGCTTCGCCGACAGCGAGAAGGCCTATCTCGTCGGCCTGGCCGTCACCGACAACCCCGCTAGCCTCGGCACCGAAATGCTGGAGTTCGCGGCCAAGAACCCGAACTCCAACCCCTTCGCCGCGCGCAAGGAAAAGCCCGACGACCTCTTCACGGCCGCCGAAGAGTTCACCCTCGAATTCGAGGACGCGCCCGACGAAGGCGCCCTGGCCAAGTTCCGCGCGGCCGTCGCCGGCGCCCTGGCGAAGTTCGGCGCGAAGACCGCAACCGACGATGCACGCTTCGCCGCCGTCGCCGAAGGCTTCGAGCAGATCGGCGACGCCTTCGCAGCCCACGTCACGGCCACCGAGCAAAAACTCTCCGCCCGCGACAAGACCATCGGCGAACTGCAGGCCACCCTGGCCGACCTGAAGGCCAAGTACTCGGTCCTCGACACCACGCCCACCGGCACCACTCGCCCGCTGGCCACCGGCGGCAACGGCACCACGAAGACCGACTGCTGAGTCACGTCGACCCACCGCAAGCACCTCATCCGCAACACCACACAGGCAGCACACACCATGCGCAAAGAAACCCGCCAAGTCCTCGACGCCTACTTCGCCCAGCTGGCCACCCTCAACGAAGTGGCTAGCGTCGTTCAGAAATTCAACGTCGTGCCGCGCGTGCAGCAGACCCTCGAAGCGAAGATGCAGGAGTCGAGTGCGTTCCTGCAGCGCATCAACGTCATCGGCGTCACCGAGCAGATGGCCGCCAAGGTCGGCGTCGGCGTCACCGGCCCGGTGGCCAGCCGCACCGACACCAGCGGCAATCTCACGCGCAAGCCGCGCAACGTCGCGGCGCTCGACGACAACCAATACCGCTGCGTGCAGACCAACTTCGACACTGCCATCCGCTATGCGCAGCTCGATGCCTGGGCCGGCTTCCCCAACTTCCAGACGCTGCTGCGCGACGCGATCCTCCGGCGCCAGGCACTGGACCGCATCTGCATCGGCTTCAACGGCACCAGCATCGCCGCCACCACGGACCTCGCCGCAAACCCGCTGCTGCAGGACGTGAACAAGGGCTGGCTGCAGCAGATGCGTGAACACGCCCCGGAAAACGTCCTCGCCGCGGGCGGCAAGCAGGCCGGCAAGGTCATCGTCGGCCCCGACAAGGCGACCAGCGACTACGCCAACCTCGACGCTGTGGTCTACGACGCGATCACGATGCTCGACCCGTGGAATCAGGAAGACCCGGACCTCGTGGCCGTGGTCGGTCGCGGCCTGATGCACGACAAGTACTTCCCGCTCGTCAACAAGGACCAGCCGCCGACCGAATCGCTGGCCGCCGACATCGTCATCAGCCAGAAGCGCGTGGGCGGGCTGCAGGCCGTCACCGTGCCTTTCTTCCCGGCAGGCACGGTGCTGGTTACCAAGCTGAGCAACCTGTCGATGTACTGGCAGCGCGACGCGCGCCGCCGCAACATCAAGGACGTGCCCGAGCGCGACCAGATCGAGAACTACGAGTCTTCCAACGACGCCTATGTCGTCGAGGACTACGGCAGCGCCGCCCTCGTGGAACACATCGAAATCGCCGACTAGGCCCGCGCCAAAAGTCTGACGA